TGCCATTTTCTTGGCTCCTCTTGCTAGATAGCATAGAAACAAAGATAACGGCCGTTGCCGCTAAAATTGCCCATATTATAAAAATCCCCCCTAATAGTATCGCAATCTCCATATTAAATACCTTAATGCGTCCGGCCCGTGATCAAACTGTTTCACGGGTTTACCATTATCATCATAAATATATGATAACATTTCACGCCTGAAATGTCTACATCGTGGATGTACCCATAGCCGCCTAAAATTGTTTAGGTCTGGTTCGATCCAAGTCCTCGTTTCTTTTATGCTTTCCTCTACGCTTGGCGGCCCTTTCTGTGTAGCTATGCCCATGGTATTGAGTAGTCCAATAAGTTGAGCGGCGCTCTTATCAACGGCGGCAAAATCTGGATCGGGGTATCCCGCCTCTATCACCTCTTTTATATGTGCCTCCGGCTGTGTCCTTGTGGTGTAAATTTCATCGAATACGCACAAACGGCCGTTTGCCCTAAGTTGGCACAATAATACCACCCTGGGGTGGGAATTGGCGGTATAGGTTCGGCTTATGGGATCGATCTCTCCGGTGTATCCGTCGTCAATGGCCCAATAAATATATCCCCCGTCCGGTATATAATCCGCCTCATCTGTCACGTTGCCCCCCTCTCCCCCATCTATCCATTTTTCATATACAAGCCCTGTAGCTTGTACCCATTGCCCATCCCTTAGTCGCTTGCCCTCCGTTCCTGTAAGGCGTCCCAAAGAATCCTTATAACTGTCTGGATTGTGGGGGTTGTCATCTGCCCCGCTATAAAAAACTTTTGCCTCTCCACCCTGTATCAGGCGGGTATATATCCAATGGGTAGGGGCGTCTGGATTGCAAGCTAATATAATTTGTGTCCAGCTGGCCGCTTTGCCTCTCATACGGGCTATAACGGCGTTATAATCTGCCTCTTCAAACTCCGTTGCCTCTTCCATAAATGCAAGATCGACGCCACCGGCCCGGCCAATACTTTTTAGCCTTTGGCGTTGTTTCTTGTCCTCTAACCCCATATAGGCCACTATTGATCCGTTTCCATACTCAAAGCGGCTTTTGCTTTGTACGTGCCGCGCTCCTGTAAGGTGGTTTTCATATTGGCTTATTGATACCATGTCATCAAAAAAGAGCGCCGATCCGCTGGTCATTGATACTTTTACCTTTCTGAGCATCAGGCAAAAGGCCCCGGGGTAACGTAAACAAAAGGCGTTGATTTTTTCTAATGCAATGTGAGACTTGCCCCCGCCCGCCGATCCTGTAAGAAGGATGACGGGATCATAGTTGTAAAATGGGGGCAATTGCCAAGGGAGGGCGGTAAAGTTCTTTGTTTTTACGGCCGTTTCTGTTTCTGTAATCATGCCCCAATTATAACACAAAAAAGCCCCTACCGTGATAGTAGAGGCTTTTGAGAGATGGAAGCTATGCCTAATAGCGCATATGGGAATTATAGCGCGGTTTGTCAGTTTGGCAATAGCTGGCGTCTTGTTCTTGCCTAAAGATGTGTTATTCTGTAACGCTGTTTATCTGTCTTATCTCTTGCTGCAATCTAGCATCTATCTTTCTCTGCTCTTTCTTTAATTGTGTTACTTTCTTTTCTAATATTTTGATCTTTTTTGAATGATCGTACCCATAAACCTGATCGAATTTTAATCCAGAAATTTGATCTTGTATATCTTTTATCTTTCCACCAAAAGAGGCGTTGTAATGCCTGCCTCTGGCTTGATCTATGGCGTATGCCTTCCTTCCTTCTAATCCTGGTCCCCATTGCCTTGTAGCCCTTGATTCCTCTGGTACCAAAGCCGATCCCGTCCGTTTCCCGCTTGGCCCTTTAGCCTGTAGCGATCCACTTGCCCCCATCTTGGCAAACATGGCCCTTTGTTCCTTGGGGCCTCGTGATCGGGCTTTCCACACTCTTTTTATTTTATCTCTGTCTATTCTCATTTTTAAACCTCGCTTAAAATATAATGTGACTATTTAATTTATATTGGTTTTAACGGCCGTTAGTCTGGCCACTCATCGGGGTTAACATTGGTATAACCTTTAATAACAAGCGGGCCGCCATCGGCCCCGGTGGTTTCTTGTCTCTCGACATATCCCCGATCTTTGGCTTGTGTTTTTAGATAAAACATAATGAGGACCCGATCCCCCTCCCTGATCCCCTTGTGTAGCATCCCCTCAGCCACGTCCTTCATTGTTTCCCGCCCCTCCCTTAGGGCGTCTTGTAATCGCTGGCTTTTCTTTATCCTGTAGTATACCTGACGCCTTGTAATACCCAATTGTTTGGCGGCGTCTGTTACGATCCCCTTTTTTTCTATTAGCGCTTTTTCTATTTCCTTTATTGTTACTTTTTGCCCCATGGTATCCCCCTTTTTAAAGTGTGAATTTTGAGAATTTGGCCCAATTGGGATCGAACCAATGATATAACGGTTATGAGCCGCCCGCTTTGCCTCTAAGCTATGGGCCCTTTACTGTCAATTATATCAAATTTAGGGGGGTGTTATCAAGTGGGGGGGGGATGAAAAAGCAAAAGGCCCCCGGGTGGGGGCCTAGTGTTTGGGCTGTTGATTCATTTCTAAGGAGTTTAGTCAATGAATTGAAGTGACACATTTCATTATATACTAAAATTACTGTCATTTCAAGGGGATTTTATTATAGCGTTGCTAAATAGATTTAATTTCCCCCGCGGTATTATCCGCGCCTTGTTTCGCTTAAATTTCCGAATAGGATAAGCCCCCACTTATCACTATTTGCCACCACGGGATAAAAAGTTTAGCATGGTGGCAAATAGGCCGCATTTTTCCCCGGGCTGTGGTGGCAATGGCTTGGGGGCGTTTGCCACCACAAACCAGTCTACCGAAATTTTGCCCACATCGGGTATATTAATTAGGTAAACGTACCCGTTAAACTGACTATTGATTACCTGTATATCTGTATCTGCTGGTATCCATTTGCCACCACGGCCGTTTTTATTTTTAATTAATAGGTTTCTGCTTAGTTTTCCCTCTATCATTAGTATCTACCCCCATGATCGCCCGCTTTAATTAAAATATATGAAAATGCCCCCCATGCTATAACGCGGGCTGTCAATAGATCGGGGTTTCCTAGTGCGTCATGAATAAACACAAGGAAAAGAAAAATCAAAAAGGCGTCGCGCCTTTCATACCTCATCATTTTCCTCCTCCAACTCTTTCCTTACTGACATAACTTCATCCTCTATAAATAGCAACCCTAACACAATTGGCCAAAGCACAGCGGCAATGATAATACTTATAACGGCTTCGTCGTTATCGTCCTCACTCTTTACAATTTCTTTGATTATAGACTTAACAAATATGATACCAATGAGAAAGTAAACGACAACAAAAATTATCAATTTAGTCATCATTTGCCACCATATCAAGTATAGCCTGGGCAATTTCGCCCGCTGTCTCTATGTCAATTTCTTGGGGTAGTTGCCTAAATCTAATTATTTTTCCCCCATCGTGGGAAATTTTTTCGATTTGCCACCATGGGCCCCCGGCCGTTGCCACCACGCGGGGCGGTGGTGGCAATTTTTGATCCTCTGCTATTTTTCGCCAATACTCCCGCCCATTCACCCATTTGTGCAAATATATTTTATGCCCTACTTCGTTAATATAGGTACCATGACCTATATTTTTATACCCCGCCTTTCTTAAAACCTGTTTGACTTTGCTTTCAGTCCACATAGTTTTTTAATTCCTCCTTGTCAATATACCACCGGCCGCCGATCCGGGTGGCGTTTATTTTCCCTTTTCGTATAAAGTAGCGGATCATGGCTCCTGATTGCCCCACCATGCCCCCAAATTGGGGCGGGGTTAGCCCTTTTCTCTGCTTTAGGTGTTCTATATCTATTTGCCATTTTCCCTTTATTTTCTCCCCCTTTAGCACACCTTTTCTAAGTAGTGAGCAAACGGCCGTCTTGCTGATGCCAAGTATAAAAACGGCCGTTTTTGTCGTAACCTTAGGCATAGTATCTCACCTTAAGCCACATCAGGAGCATGAGTACGGCTAGGGAAAAGAGCAAAAAGGCAATGATGCCGCTTGTGATAAACCGCGCCCTGTCTGCCTCGCTTTGGCATTGGGGGCAATTTTCCCCCCATCCCGCCTTGTGTTTTCGACCACACTCACAAACGGGGTAACGGTAGAGTATGCCCTCACGGC